AGTAGAGATATGTTTCGTAAGTTATGGATCTACTGATGGAACTAATGAATGGTTAGATAGTTTAAATGATCCGTATGTTTGTTATGAACATTCATCGATACAAAAAACATTTTCTGATACATTCAATGCAGCTGCTTCATTAGCAACTAAAGATTATGTAGCATATTTACATAATGATATTGTATTAGCACCAGGATTTATTGAAAATTTAGAAAAACATGTTGGTGATAATAATGTAGTATCATATACCACAATAGAACCACCTATATTCGCAGGACATGAGCGTCCGGGTAAACTTATATATGATTTAGGTACCTCGTTAGAGACGTTCGATAAAGATGCTTTACATGAATATGTTGCTAATATAAAATCTAAGTATTCAGATAAAACAGAACCTGGTATTACATTCTTTATGTGTATGCCTAGATTGAAACTATTAGAGATTGGTGGAATGGATAATTTATTCAATCCTATGTTTTGTGAAGATGATGATTTAATACAGAGATGGAAATTATTAGGAATGAATTGTTTTACGGCACTCGATGCAATATGTTATCACTTTGTTAGTAAGACATCTAGATTCTCAGATGAATACCAGAATAAAACGCAACAAATAGAAATGGTATCAAATCGAAATTTCATTAGGAAATGGGGTTGTAGACAACAAGCACCAAAATATAATATTGCATTTAAAGTTACAAATTGTAATTATGATTTTTTAAATTTATTAGAACCATGGTGTGATAGAATATATATTGAAGATGCTGATTTAATTGCAAAATACATTGAAACGGAACAACCAAATACTAAATTCGAATTAGATAAACGAGTATTCATTATAGGTAATAACGATCCAGAAGGAGAAAATGATATTGTTGTTTCTATCGATACAAATCAATTCAACGAATTAGCTTTTACTAGAATTCAACAACTACCATTAATAATACAACAATCAGGTGAAGTTGGAGAATTTGAATTGTCTAGCTTACGTATTAACATATTAAATATGACCGAATATCAAAACGATTTAATTTACCTATAAAACAAATCATTAACATATTTATATATAAATTATTAAATAATATGTTAACAGATAATATAACTTCTATGGAAGACACAGATCTGGATATCGATTGGTATCCAGATTCATCGTTTTAAAAGAAAGGGCTAATTAAATGAGTCTAATTGATTTACAGAAAAAAATAGGCACAACACCAGATGGGAAATTTGGACCGGGTACGTTGAAAGCTGCAGCTGCATTTTTCAAATTAACTCCAGAACAAGCCGCACATTTTTTCGGTCAATGTTCACATGAAACAGGCGAATTTAGATTGTTTGAAGAGAATCTAAATTATAGTGCCGATGGGTTAAAACGAATATTTAAAAAGTATTTCCCAGCAGATGCATCTGCATTAGCATACGCTAGAAAACCAGAAAAAATAGCTAACCGTGTTTATGCTAGCAGAATGGGTAATGGCAACGAAGCATCTGGCGATGGTTGGAAATTTAGAGGTAGAGGTGCACTTCAGACAACCGGCAAAGACAATTATAAACAATTAGCCGAACATGTTAAAAATCCAGAAATATTAAAAAATCCAGACCTTGTTGAAACTGTGTATGCTTTTGAAGCTGCATTGTTTTATTTTACTAAAAATAATGTATGGAGACATTGTGATAAAGTTGATGACGATCACATTTTAAAAGTAACTAGAGCAGTTAACGGTGGAACTAATGGATTAGATGACCGTATTTTAAAAACAAAAAAATATTACGGATACTTATCATGATGAAATACATAACTTTGTTCGCAGCAACTATTATCACATTCTTTTCTCCGATATTCGGAATGATTTTAACATTGTTATCATTTATCAGTGCAGATACCATAATGGGAATATATTGTACCGTTAAATTGCATGGAATTAATTCATTTCGTAGCACAAAACTGTTCAATGTAGTAGTTAAGACGTTTTTCTATGTTGGTTCTGTCATGACCATGTATGCAGTTGATGTTTTTATATTAGGTGGTACAATGTTAGGCATGAAACATGCATTAAGTAAAATATTCTGTGTATTCTTCATGTACATTGAATTTAAAAGTATCGATGAAACTTCAATGAAATTAGGTAACCGTTCAGTTTGGGTAATATTCAAAGAATTGGTTAATAAACTTCAGCGTATGAAAAAAGATATTAAAGAAATCAATGAATAATTGGTTTTTATCATATTATTTCATATGATATATGTATGAACTATAAATATATATTATTATCCATTGTGATTTTCTTATTAGGGCAAATTGCAGTATGGATTCAAGTAAATGGCCCGATCTTATGGGATTGGGCTAAATCTTATAAATTGTTATTAATGTTGTTTGGAGTTCCTATAACCTGGATGTTTATGGAAGCAACAAAATATGCAGTATTAGGATTCAATGGTCAATTTTGGCCAAGTCGTTTTGTATCATTCATTTCTGGTATATTCATATTCACTATAATGACTCATGTATTTCGAGATGAGATAATCACATTGAAAACTGTTGTTTCATTAGGATTGGCACTTATACTCATATTGATACAGGTCTTTTGGAAATAATCATATTTATAATAAATTGAAATTATGATTACAGAATATCAAACTAATAATACATTAAATCCATTATTATGGGACGGTGATTCATTAAAACCAGAATTACGTAAGCATTTTTTGAACATAGCTAAACACTTTGTAGAATTTTTAGAATTAGATGTTAATGTAAAAGATGTTATATTGATTGGATCTAATGCTAATTATAATTGGTCTGATTATTCTGATATAGATTTACATGTAGTTATTAATTTTAAATCAATAAATGATTCAGTTCCATTAGTTACTAATTACATGTTAGCTAAAAAAAGTATATGGAATACTAATTATCCTTTAAAATATAAAAATATTCCAATTGAATTGTATGCACAAGATGAAAATGAAGCATTGAATTCATCAGTTGGTGTGTTTTCATTAACTAAAAATAAATGGTTGAATAAACCAAATTCCGAACAAGTATCAGTGGATGATGATGCTATAAAATCAAAAGCACAGCCATATGAATACGAAATAAATCAATTGAAATCTACAGATAGAAAATTAACATATAAAGTAAAAAATATATTGTTAAGATTAAAAAATTTAAGAAAAGCTGGATTAGGTAATCAAGGTGAATACTCAATTGAAAACTTAGCATATAAATATCTTAGAAATCAAGGATACATTGATAAATTAAAAACGATGGCACAACAATCTACTATGCAAAGCATGATGATACCAGAATGCGCAGAATTAACAAATCACGTAAGTGGTGCTAAATTATTAGATGGCAATGAATGGGCCGTTGTTATCAAAAAATATGATGCAGTTGTAGATCCTAGGGGACAATGGGATCATCCAGGTAAATGCACAATGATACCGACACATGATGGTTCTATAACAATGCAAGGAGTAGGATATCCAGTATTTGGTACTGATGAAACAGGACATAGTATACTGATGCAACCAAATCAAACATATCAATATCCAGGTAAAAATATATTTGAAATACCATATACAGCACAATACCAAACATTGTTAATACAATTGCAAAATGCAATAAAAAATGGAACACGTTATGAGTAAAAGTAGAGGTTTAGGTGATGATATTAAAAAAATAACATCAGCAACTAGATTAGATCAACTAACAGAAAAGATTGCTGAGTTATTGAATATGGATTGTAAATGTGATGATCGCCAAGAATGGTTAAATGATAAAACCAAAGATTGGCCAATATATAAACAGAAAGAACAAAAATGAAAAATTTAAGTAAAGAACAAGTATTAGGAGTAATCAGACATACATTAACGTTTGCTGGTGGTATTATATTAGCACAAGGTTTTGTAGATCAAGCAACATTGGATACTATAATTGGTAGCGCTATTACGTTGATAGGTGCAATTTGGTCAGTATTATCAAAAAGAAAAGCATAATTATGAAACCAACCAATTACATGTTTTTTCAGAATCTAAAAACAATTCATCATGCAATTGGTGAATTATTAGAAATGGATCCACACAAAGTAGATCAGTTATTAAATGATGGTCATGCATGGGCTGTAGATCATATAGCTACATCTGCAGATGATGTTGAAGAAGTATATCATTTTTTAGAAAGTCACTGTGGGTGTGATCATTCAGATGAATACAATTCACAAAGACCACAATTCGTTCCAGTAGATTTTAAAAACCATTTACGTGGTATGGTAGATGAACGTATCGAACACCGAGATGGAAAATGGGTTGTTAAGCCATCTAAAGGTAATCATGTATTAGGAACACATCCTACTAAAAAAGCTGCACTTAAACAATTAGCTGCGATTGAAATTTCAAAACAAAAAAAATAATAAATGTCATTTTTAAATAGTAATATACCGACTATTACTTGTTATATTCGTAATGAGTTTTTATTCAATCACGAAACAGGACATGGTGAATTTACATTAGCTGATGTGCATAGTGTAGCATCTATAGAAAAACGAACTCCATTATTTGAAGCTTTTTTAGAAAATGGAGTTAATTGGACTAGAAGACCGATACATGCATTTGTTTGGAAAAAAGATGCAGAGAAATTACCATTAACGGAACATGTATATTGGGACTGTTTTAGTTCGTATATTGATGTGCATGTTCGAGAAAGATTAGCTGGACTACGAGCTGATTTAATATCATTATCTGGTGTTAAACGACAAGGAACATATCTTTTTACATTGGATTGGTCACATGCAGATCGTAACATGTTAGATACCAATTTCTCAGAAACACCTGAACATAAATGTGGTCATGTATTTAAAATGGATAATGGTAACTATTTTATATATCCTAACAACAGAATCATATGGATGGATAAGGCATGGACATATAATCGAATAGATAAAAATCCTGGATATAAAATAGATATGTCAATTTATAGTGTAGAAAATCATTATGGATATGAAACTGATTATTCTTATATGACAGAATTTAAACCGGATAACAAATCTAAATAATATTTATTAATAAAATTAATTATCATGATAAAGTTAAAATCTATATTGTTGGAACAAGCTGTTAATTCGAAACTAGCAAATGTTATTAAAGGTTTTGAAAACAACAAAAATTATAAACCAGGAGGATGGGATCCTATTAAAAAGCGTTGGTTTCAACACCCAAGTCCAGAAGGAGGTAATCCAACTATTGCATATGGTCACAAATTAACTGATTCCGAAGTGGCAACTAATAGATTTGTTAATGGTCTTACTGATGCAGAGGCAAATGCTTTATTACAACATGATATGCGAGATGCTGAGGCAAAAGCAAAACGATTAGTTAAATCATATGATACATTACCAATTGAAACAAAACAAGCTCTTATCAATGCATGTTATCGAGGAGAATTGGGTACTGAGAAGACACCTGCTACATTAAAATTAATGAATGCCGGTAAATGGGAAGCAGCTGCTCGTGAATATTTAAATCATGAAGAATATAAATCAGCTGATATCGATTCAACTGTTAAACGAAGAATGGATTGGAATGCTTCAAGATTTGGTAAAGTATCAAAAATTAAAGAACCGGTTAAGTCAACTGAAGCTGATAATATGGTTGGTAAATTATTATATCCTAGATTAACTCCGGAATATGATTATGCAACTGTTAGAACATCGCCTATGGTAAATACTGGTATAATAAACAACGAACAAACAAAGATATATTGGCCAGAATCAATTGGAGCTGTTATTGCCACTAAACAAGTTGATGATAAAACATGGTATCAAGTTAAATTACCTAAGAATGTAGGAAATGGAACGGGACTAGGTTGGGTACGTTCAGATGTTGTAACTACTGACAAAAATGCTAAGTATGAGTAATATTTGGATATTGTAATAAAATTTATTATAATATAAATAAAAAGGGCTATGGTGAAAGAGAATTATATAGATGATGTATTTATGAGTGTTGTTGATCATATGACAACAGATAAATGGCAATGGCCTGATAATTGGGATACTCAAAGAAAACTAGATTTTGTAGATCATAGTATCAAATGGGCTGAGGAAAGAGAATATTACGAACAATGTGCTATATTACAAAATGTCAGAAAAACCATCATCGAATAAAAAAGGCAAATATCAAGTAATATTGCTAGATAACAATCATAGTACATTTGATCATGTTATTGAATGTCTTATGGAAATTTGTGGTCATAACTACTACCAAGCAGGTCAATGTGCTACAATAACTCATAACAATGGTCGTTGTTCCGTGTTTGTTGATTCATATGATGAATGTATGGATGTATTCAATGAATTATTAGATGAAGATATAAAATCGGTAATACAAAAATATAAAACAGTTCGAAATGACAAAAATGTTACTAAATAAGTTTCGTGATATACGAATTGGATTCTTACATGCAGCATATCATCGCAATTTAAAAAAAGCAGTTTATATTCATGAAAATGGTGATAAAACTCAAGAAGATATAGTTCAATTTAAAAAATACATATATCGAGCAGAAGATGCTTGGCGTAAAATGGTTATATTAAAAGAAAAACAAAAATAAGTTATGGGTAAAAAATCAGCACACTTTGGTGAATCTCCAAAAGATCGTTCAATTAACATTATGGATAAATTCATATCCAGAAATACAGCACAAGCAAAACATAAACCAACGTTGTCAGCTCGTAGAAAGGATCCTAATATTCCTATTCATATGTGGCCATTGAAAGATCAATTAGAATATTGGGACAATCGTACAGAAGATGATGAATTCAAATCTACATATAAAACATATGCAACTTGGTATGAAGATGTAAAATCAACATCATCAGTTTATCATGCTACATTCATAACAATGACTCATGATAAAAAAGAATATATGCATAAATTATACAATGAATGTACTTGGCCAAAAGCAGCTGTTAGAGAATTGCAAAAGATAGGAGTATATTAATGGAACCAGAATCAAAACCAGAATATAAGTATGTATATGGTATTGGTAAACAACCGTTAAATATATCTGAGACAGAATTACGTTATGCAATTGAAAATACAAAATCAAATGCAGAAGCGGCTAGATTTCTTAAGATATCATTTACTAGTTATAAGAAATATGCAAAGTTATACATAGATCGAGATACCAATCAGACATTGTATGATTTGCATAAAAATCAAGCTGGTGTTGGAATAAAAAAAGATGTATTAGCTGGAGTAAATGGACCATATTCAATCGATGCTATATTAGAAGGAAAACATCCAAATTATCCTAAATGGAAGCTTCGTAACAGATTGTTACAATTAGGTATGTTGGCTGAACAATGTAATTGTTGTGGATATTCAGAACGACGCATCACAGATGATACGGTTCCACTGATGTTGGATACAATTGATGGCAATGAAACCAACCTGTGTTTTGAAAATTTACAAATGCTTTGTTTGAATTGTTACTATCAACAAACCGGTAATCCATTCAATAAGGATCGAGAGACATTTTGGAATTATAATTTAATAGATTGATATATATTATATATAACAAGGAAATACATATGAATTATATTGACGAATCAGATCCATGTTGGGATAATTATGAAATGATAGGAATGAAAACAAAAAATGGTCGTAAAGTGCCTAATTGTGTACCTATCAAAGAAGCTGATGAATATTGTCCACAATGTTTAATAGAATACATTGAACGTAGTGTTAATGAAAATGAATTCATTAACATCGTACAACCTGGACTGAATGAAGCAGAATATCAAGGCCGAAAAGTTAAGCTAGGTAAACCTATGCGCGGCGATGTTAAAAAATTCAAAGTATATGTTAGGAACGCAGAAGGCAATGTTGTTAAAGTTAATTTCGGACACGGAGGAACTTCGGCAAAGAGAGCTGGACAAAAGACAATGCGAATAAGAAAATCAGATCCAGC